CAATAACTCAGGTAAAGTTAGCGTGCCCATTTCAGGTTATTGCCTTGAAAACATTGACAATCCTAACCCATATAAATTATTCAATTACATACTTCAAAATTACGAGACATCACTTAATATTAATATATTACGTAAAATAATTGAATTATTAAAAGGAAAACAAACAAAACCTATACTATATGTGTATGACTCTATTTTACTTGACTATGCTCAAGCCGACGGGGAGGAATTATTAACCGACATACACAACATATTTACACAACAAGGATTAACAGTAAAAACACAACATGGAGCTAACTACAACAACCTTCGTCCCCTATGATATTTATGGCCATACTGAAGATATGGCGCTTACCAACAAGTTATTTTGCACGTTCGTAGAAGAGCAACAAATTGATGGATTTATTGAAGACATCAAAAATTATTATACAATAGCATACAATAAAATATTTGTTTTATATGTGAAAAGTAATAACGAGTACGTTTGTACTTACAATATTATGGAAACAGAAATTGATGAAATTCCTTATAATACTATTTTAGTACACCGTAAAAAGGAATCAAATACGTTATATACAATTAATGCTTTGAATGAGTTAATTAAAAAATTAAATGATGGTGTTGTTGATGTTAACTATAGAATTAACTGGCAACACTACAAGAATACTATTTTACTCACTCAGCACGATGAATTAAAACAACTACGAACTAAAATCTACAAAATTGTAGAACTTTAAAAATATTTATAGAAGGCTTGGTAAAACAAGCCTTTTTTTGTATGTTATAGTGTAAATAAAAGTTATTATGGATTTAAATGCTATTAAACAGAGGCTAAATGCCATGCAGCAGAAACCCGGTAAGAAAAACTCGGGTGAAGATCGCAAAAAATTCTTTTGGAAACCTTCGGTTGGTAAACAGGTTATCCGAATCGTCCCTTCAGCGTTTGACAAAACGAATCCTTTCAAAGAGTTGTATTTCCACTATGGAATTGGAAACCGTACAATGATCTCTCCAATGAACTTTGGTGACAAAGATCCTATTGTTGAGTTTGCAAAACAACTCCGCCAGTCTCAAGACAAAGAAAACTGGAAATTGGCTAAAAAATTGGATCCTAAAATGCGTATTTTTGCACCCGTAATTGTTCGTGGTGAAGAGCATTTGGGTGTTCGTTTGTGGGAATTTGGTAAAGAAATTTACTTAGAATTCTTATCCTTGGCTGATGATGAGGATATCGGGGATTACACTGACGTCTATGAGGGTAGAGACATTACTGTTGACACCGTTGGACCAGATGTTACTGGTACTGCCTACAACAAATCCTCTATTCGCGTTAAGACTAAACAGTCAAACTTGACCGAAGACAAAGAAACAGCTAAAAAATGGTTAGCCGAACAACCTGACCCAACTGAATTGTACAAGCGCTATGAATTTGATGAAATGAAGCGTTTGTTGCAAGAATGGTTGAACCCTGAGGAAGCAGCTCCTGCTTCTACAGTTGAAGCTGAGGAAGAAGAAGAAATTGTACAACCTGTAAAACCAAACTATGCTTTGACTCCTAAAGAAAGCAAAGTAGACAAATTTGATTCTTTGTTTGGTGATGATGATGATCTACCGTTCTAATTATGGCAAGAAAATCATTGACTGAGGCTGTATCCTCAGAAATCCAGGGAAACTTTGACCTTGAACGTTTTAAGGAGAAAAAACTCCTTAACACAAACGTAAAATTCAAGGAACAAAGATGGATTCCCTTCTCAAATGCACTCCAACAATCGATTTCGGTTGTTGGAGCCCCAATGGGGCACATTACATTATTACGAGGCCACAGTAACACAGGTAAAACAACTGCATTGCTTGAGCTGGCAATTAGCGCTCAAAAGATGAACATTCTACCTGTATTCATTATTACCGAAATGAAATGGTCTTGGGAACATGCTAAAACAATGGGTTTTCAACTTAATGATGTGGTTGATCCTGAAACTGGCGAGGTAACTGACCATAATGGATTTTTTATCTATAAAGATAGGTCATCTTTAGGTACTATTGAAGACGTAGCTGAATTTATTGCTGATTTGTTAGACGAGCAGAAAAAAGGTAATTTACCTTATGATTTGTGTTTCTTCTGGGATTCAATTGGTTCAATACCATGTAAAATGAGTGTTGAGGCTAATAAGAATAACCCAATGTGGAACGCAGGTGCTATGTCTCAGCAATTTGGTAACTTTATTAACCAACGTTTCCCACTATCTAGAAAAGAAACCGCACCCTATACCAATACTATGGTAGCTATTAACAAAATTTGGGTTGCTCCTGCTGAAAACATCATGGCTCAGCCTAAAATGAAAATGAAAAATGGTGAAACCATGTTCTTGGATGCATCTATTGTATTGACTTTTGGTAATATTACTAACAGTGGTACAAGTAAAATTAAAGCAACTAAAGATGGTAAGGAAGTAGAATTTGCTGTGCGAACTAAAGTATCATGTGATAAAAACCACGTAACTGGATTACAAACTAAGAGTGTTGTAATTGCTACGATTCACGGTTTTATTGAAGATGATAAAAAAGACATCGATGCCTATAAGAAAGCACATTCTAGTGAGTGGAAAGACATTTTGGGTGACGGTAAATTTGATGTTATTGAAGATACATCAGATTGGAACGAATCAACGCGTGATATTCCTTTGGGATTGATGGATGAAGAATAGTGATTTACTTAAACTTCTCGACAATATAAAACAAGAGGAAACACCCCACTCCTTTGATAAAAATAGTAGAATACTATTAGTAGATGGTTTAAATCTATTTTTTAGGAACTTTGCTATGATCAATTATGTAAACCAAAATGGAGTACATATTGGTGGATTAGGAGGATTTCTTCGCTCATTAGGAGCCCTTATTAAATTAAACCAACCAACCTCAGTTTATGTAGTATTCGACGGAATGGGTTCTTCTATTAACAGGAAGAACCTACTTCCCGAATACAAATCTAACCGAAATATTGCCCGAATTACTAATTGGGATATATTTGATAGTTTAGAGGAAGAAAACGATGCTAAGGTTGACCAAATATCTAGATTAATACATTACTTACGTTGTTTACCTGTTAATATAATTTCATTAGACAAGGCCGAGGCCGATGATGTTATCGCGTATTTAGCGAATTACTACAGTAATTTAAACAACTCTAAAGTAGTCATAGTATCTAGCGATAAAGACTTTATTCAATTAGTAAACGCAAATATTACAGTATATCGTCCTACTGAAAAAGATTTTTATACACCTAGTACTGTAAAGGAAAAATTTGGAATATTATCATCTAATTTTATTATCTATAAAACATTATTAGGAGATAATTCTGATAAAGTTAAAGGTATTAAAGGGTTAGGTGAAAAGGGTTTATTAAAGCGTTTTCCTGAATTGGCCGAGAAAGAATTATCATTAAATGACATTTTAAGTATTAGTGAGGAAAAGTACAAAGAGCACATTGTTTACTCTAGAATAGTATTTGAGGAAAAAAGCTTACGAGTCAACTATCAGTTAATGGATTTACAAAATCCTTTGGTAGATGAAAGTCAAATTCGTATACTCAAGGAAGCAATAGATAAGCAAGTACCCTCTTTAGATATCCCGTCATTTATTCATTTATACAATGAGGATGGTTTAGGTAATATCTTAAAAAATGCTAATTATTGGTTACAAGAGAATTTTAAAGTATTAAATAGTTTTAGAAAGTAAGTTATGACGTTAGGAAGTTTAGCACAGTATGGGACAGGGTTCCAAATTAAAGTAATTGCATGTTTATTAAATGATAAAAAGTTTTTACAAACCGTGCACGACATTTTGTCTGATGAGTATTTTGATAACTCATCTCACAAGTGGCTAATTCAACAAACATTAAAGTATTATCAAGAATACCACACAACTCCCAGCCTAGAATACTTCCAGGTTGAAATTAAGAAGATTGAGAATGAAATCTTGAAGGTTGCTTTGGTTGAACAGTTAAGAGAATGTTACAAAACATTCGAATCAGCCGAAGATATTGAATATGTTGAAGGTGAGTTTGCTACTTTTTGTAAAAACCAACAGTTAAAAAATGCGTTATTTACCAGCGTAGAGATGTTAAACGCGGGGGACTATGACTCTATTCGTTTCCTCATTGATAACGCGTTAAAAGCGGGTCAAGACAAAAATATTGGCCACGAGTACGTTAAAGATATCGAGTCACGTTATAGAGAAGAACACCGTAGTATTATTCCTACTCCTTTTGAACGATTTAATGAACTGTTACAAAATGGTTTAGGTAATGGTGATTTAGGAATCGTGTTTGGTTCACCAGGTGGTGGTAAATCTTGGTGCCTTATTGCAATGGGTGCACACGCTGTTGAAATGGGATTTAATGTTGTTCACTATACATTAG